GTTGCCACAGTAAGGGTTACGCTTTCTTCTTCAGTATCTTGTGCTTGTAGTGTTTTACCCGTTCGTACAGTGTACTTATTAGGTAAGCGAATTTTTAACGAGTCGCCGATTTTTGCGCCAGTCTGCGCGAAGGAACTGTCATATTGACGTTCGACCGTGCCGATGAATGCGAGTTTTTCGTGCGCTACTCGTAACACTTCCCGCGTTACAGCGGTAGGCGTTAGAAGTGAGTTAGCCATTTTTTAGGTTCTCCAATTAAGTTAATTTATCCATAGATTTCTTTATTGCGCTTTGTCATCCATGATTTGATATCATCTTTATCGCCAGCCTTCTTGCTTGCTGGTGCGCGAGACTTTATCGCCTTGGAAGGTGTTGGCGCATTTGAAGGTTTTTGAACTGGCTCACCGTTGCCCACTTGCATAGATAGCTGTGCTACAGCCATTACTTGCTGGGTCGGTGGCATTTGCGCAATACCAGCGGCAATATCGGGGTTCTTCCCTAGGTGATACCAGACTTGCGGCGCGTTCTTTGCGTTAAGTACTGCTTCACCCATTGCTGGCGTTATTGGCAGATCCTGCGAAGTCGTAACTTCTACAAAGTCTGGGTAAATTTCCTTACCTGCATCAAGTGCAGATTGGCGGATAGATTCAGTATGTTGCGCCGCCTGCTGCTGCAATCGTTCGGTCTGTTTTGCTACGCCTTGCTGCCGTTCGGCGCGCATACGTTGCTCTACTTCCTGAACTGCTACAGCCTTGATGTAACTTTCATAGTCGTCAAAATCTTCTGGTGCGAGTGTTTCCGCTTCATTCTGCGGCTGCTGGGATAGTTCTTGCTGCTCGGCTAGAACTCGTTCCTGCATTTCAGTAATGAAACGATCACGCTCATGCACCTTGCGGGTCAGTTCATCGATGCGTTTTTGAAATCCTGATTTGCCTGGTTTCTTGGGTTTTTCTTCCTCAGATTCAGTACTTTCTTGTTCTTCATCTGAATCAGGCGCTTCGCTTTCTACGGCGGTATCGTCGCCGGTTTCCACTGCCGTAGTGGAACCCTCACTGTTTTCAACCTCTGGATTTTCTTCGGTCGCGGCTAGCTCATTAGATTGTTCTAATGCATCCATCTTTTATATCCCCATATTAAGGCGCGCGGAATTGCGCGAGTGTGCGCCGATAAAGCTCGGCTAAACTTTGCGAGAGGCAGTTATTTTTTGGGGTTCTTAACTACTTCGATAGAATTTTGCGTTTGCTGCAATCGTTGTGATAACAGCTTGTTTTGTTCCTGTAGCTCAGTGATATAGCGCTGGGTTTTAATCTGTTCTGCTGTCAGCACTTGGTCAGCCACGCCGCGCTCGTGCGCACTAATAGCATTCATCTCCTGAAGTGCGAGTTTGTCTGCTTCAGCGGCCACGCCAGATTCAAATTCAGATTCACCTATGCGGGCCTTAAGGCGATCAGTCTCAGCGCGGAACTTGTCCACTTCGCGATCTTGCATTTTGTTGATGTAATCAGCACGCAAGCGTTGCGCGTTCATTTCCTTGTCTGCTTCCTTACCCGCCAGCTTGTCTTCTAGTCGATTTTTCTCGCCAACTGCCATATCCAGCTGCTGCGTGGTTTGCTCCAGCGCCATCTGCATTTCCTGCATTTGCTGCTGTAGCTGGCCAATGATTTGTTCTTCGTCTTCTTCGCCAAGTATCTCGGCTGGTATCATATTCTTGATACGTTGGGCCATGTCATCACTGCCAGGCCAATCCATGTTCTTAACTAGCTGATCTCCGATAACATTCCACAATTGCGGATTCGTTTCGACGATACGGGCCATTGATTCAAACGCTTCAGTTCGTCGCGTTGCGAAGCTTGGGCCAGTGGTTACAGCTACGTCATACTTGCCAGCGCCAACATCATAGATACGTTCAATCTTTCCAGAAGAATCTTCGTGTTCGCCCGCGTTCTCTGGGTCTAGTATTACCGTGCTGGGTTCATCATTTTCACCCAAGATTCTAGCCACTCGGCGCGTGTCGTAGATTTTTGGTATTAGGTCAACGATAATACGCCCACCATGCTGAACTGCGTATGCCATGTTATCCGTGAAGTGGAACGTGGCGACATCTGAAGCTTTCTGGCGGTTATGTATAGCTAGGCCACTGCGCTCGTTCGTGGTTTCGCCCATTGAAGCGCCAAACTGGCCAGTAACGGCCTGCAAGTCACCGTTAGCGCTTTCCATCAAAGCATGTAACTGAGCGTTTGGCGCTGGCGGTGGTTGGCGCATAGGTGGCTGCAAAGGATTGCCGCGCTCATCAAAGTCGTTGTATGGCAAGAACGGCATCGATTTAGTGTTAGCCATCGCATAGTAGTCTTCGTAGCCATCCATCGCCTTGCGTCCTGCTACCCACGGCGCTTTGGGTGCTAATGCTGAGACTTCAGCATTTACGCTAGCCGCGTAGTTGTATAGTCGCTGTGCGTCCATTGAACGGCGCACCAGGCCCATTACATAGCGCTCATCTTCCACATAGAAGTCTTCACCTGGCACACGAACGATAGGGATATACTTGCCTGGTAATAGTTTGCCGCTCTCGCCGCCCTCTATAATTTCCTGGCCGTTTAGTATTTGGTGGCGTAATTGATTTTCTTTTACTTCCGCTTCGCCCGTAATCAGGTGCGTATCCATCATCTCATGCGCGCGGTAGTCGCTGGCTAGCATTGGTTTTGGGTCTTCAGGCATTGCTAGCGGGTCATTCTGCCGTGGCTGCACGAATAGGTATTTGACAGTTTCTTCTTCTAGCCACCAGTGTTCCGCTACTCGAATACGGTCGCGCGTAGTCCAGCCATCGCCGCGTCCTGCTTCGTTCCAGTCGAACGGTTCAGCATTAGGAAACATGCGCGCAAATTCATCTTCGCTCATGTGATCTGTTTGGAATGCGCGCCTTGCGTCAGCGCCCGCTAGGTCATCACACCATGGGTCAAAATAGACTGCGAAAGGATTACGAACTGGCTTGATAAGTATTTCCTGGTAGTTGTATAGCGGGTCAACTACTTCAGTGTCTATTCTAAAATAGCCAATACCGCCCATAATCTGGTACTCGGCTGCAATATCGTAAGCCATGCTTGCACGCGATACATGCTCTATATGGCGCACCATTCCCTGCATAATCTCGGCAGTCTCAACGTCTGCGTTGTCATCCTGCGGCAGTACACGTATGCTGCTGCGGTTCTGTCGCATGTTGTTAGTGATTTGCTTGGCGTGTATCTGGATCTTGTTAATGGTTAAGCACGGACGTGCGCCGTCGCCATCGTTCTCACGTAAACGACGCAGTTCTTCTGGCCATTGATCATCAGCCATACCAAATCGGATATCTTCTAATTGTCGCTCACGATTTAAAGCTTCTTGTTCTTCGATAGCTTTAAATTCGTCTTTGATATCTTCAATCTTCATTAATTAGCCATCCATCCGGCGCCGCCATGAATCAGGCGCGGTAGCGGTTTACGTTCAAGTTTACTCACCGGCTTACTTGCCAGCTGTGGAAATAGTTCAGTTAAGGCGAACACCATCGCATCTAATCGGTTTGGGCTACGCGGGCCTGTATATCCGTGTGTGGCCATTGCGCACATCTCATCTTCAAGTTCTGGAAACGTGCCACCTAGTCGTGCTTTGCCAGTCTCAAATAGCGCTGCTATCGGTTCTGCGCGTACGTGCTTGCCTCGGCTTGCTGTGATTGCTTTGAATGGCGTATCTGGTCGCGCGGTCTGAATAACGTGTTCTACCATCGCGCCGCCGTAGTTAATCTCGCCGATTACAAGGTCTGCGCTCACGTTGTCGAAAGTATCTGCTACCACTTTGCCCCACTTGCCTGGCGAGCCTTTCATAGTGTAGTCGTAAAGCACTACAGCGAAGCCTTCTATGGTCATTGCGGCGACTACGATACCAATCTCATCATTGTTGGTATCTGGGTCGTCATCTGCGCCGCTTGGGTCAACTGCCACTACTACGCGAGTAAGGTCTGGTAGCGTGGTTTCGCGCGCCTTCTCTATGCTCTCGATAGTCCACAGCGCGCTATCGTTAGCGTCTGCGTATTCACCATCAAGGAAGCGTTTGCGCTGCCGTGCTGGCAGCTGCGCCAGCATCTTGATGTATTCTTTTGGTAGATTTTCTTCGTTATCTTTCGGGTTAATCTTAACCGCTTGAAAGTTACCAGGTTCCGGTAGTACCTGCTTGGTATCAGGGTCACGTTTCGCTTCGAATATCTGATACGTCCAGTGCGCTTTAGATGGTGGGTTATAGTCGTAGTAGAGTTTCAGCGGTAGTGGCCGCTCCCCATCTCTATGCGCGCTCATAACGTTCTGCGCAAGTCGTGTTACTGCGATGTTTCGAGAGTTCCAGGGTATCTGCGAACACTCGTTAAGGAAGATGGTCGCGTATTCTTGGCCTAGGATTTTCTCGGTTCGTTCCTTGTCATCCAGGCCACCAAACCATATTTGTGCGCCGTTAGGGAGCTCGGTGAACCAGTTAGATTTGTCTAATTTGTACTTAATGTCAGGGAACCGCGTTTGCATTACCTTGGGAAACGTATCGAAGATAATGGCACTTTTAACTGCGTTAAATCGGTATCGCAATACCGCGTGTCTGCTCCCTGGAGCCTTTAATGCGCGCGTGACAATCGCAGCAACAAACGCAAAGGTCTTGCCGCTTCGTGATCCACCACGAGCCGCGCAATGCGTTGCATCGCTTGCAAGTACTTTTAACAGTTCTTCCTGTTTCTTTGTCCATTTAAAGATCGTCTTCAACCTCAGACACTTGCACGGTTATGGTTCCATCTACCTGCGCGGTTAAATCAACAGCCTTCTTCTGCGCGTGTACGTACTTCATTAGTTCCTTGTCGATGGCTACCTTCTGGAATTCGTTTAGGTTGTGACCGTTGCGTGCTTCGACAAGCTTCTTAACTGGGTCGTAACCCATCGCTTCAAGTGTCGCTATCACTTCGCCTATCTTTACGTTAGCGTCGGCGTTCTGGCGTTTCTCAGTCTCATCGTGGCCTACTAGCGCCTGGGCGCCAGCGTGCGCTTCGACCTTGCGGGCCTTTACTTTGCGCTTTGCTGGTGTCTTTTTGGTGACCATTAATCAGCTACCCAAACAGTAACCGCGCCATTTGTGTAAGACGATACAGTAGCGCGCATGTATGGCCACGGCGCCTCAGACTCATAACCACCACTGGCTGTGATAGCAGCGCCCAAACTAACCCAATTAGTGTTGTCTACTGACGCCTGCATTTGCACTGTGGCCGTGCCAGTGATAAGGATCTGGAATACGCGAGAACCCTTACCGCCATATACCGTGCTTTCAGTCGTCGCCGTTACTGCATCTAGCAGCTTCGTTACACAGTTCCTAGGCCCATTGCTCATTTATAACCACCATCGTTTGCGTAAGATTTTGCGCCTGGTAACGGCGCCCTTTGGTATGATTGTGTCGTGTCCATAAGTAATATCGTCGTGCTTGGGGTGTGAATGCGTGGATACTACTTTGATCGTGTCTTCCGTTTCTTCTATGACATAGCCTACTGTGAACATAGGCCAGGTTTCCATCTGTGAGATATCTTCGCGCGATAGCCAGCCAGTGGAATGGCTAACGATATCGCGCCACTCGATTAGCTCTAGTACTGGTGTCATTAGTTTATGTGCTTGTCTGTTGTGGTGTTGGATGTGCGCAGTTCAGCTTCTATTAAATTTGTTTCTTCAAGTCTTGCCGCGATGATTGCAGCATTCCAAAAGCCTACTTGTTGGAATGGGAAATAGTCTGGTGCTACGCCGTTCGTTCCTACGCACGTATCCGCGCCCTCAGTGATTGCAGCAGTGCCAGTGATATAGCCAAATGCTGCGCCAGTGCCGACCATTGTATCGGCTTGCTCTGTGATCGCTGCCGTGCCTGTTACGCTGCCTGCTGAACTTATCGTGCCGCTGGCTACGCACGTATCAGCACCTTCTGTAACGGCTGTGGTTCCTGTTATGTAGCTGAAGATGGCGCCAGCTGCTGCTGCTGTATCGGCGCCCTCTGTCACTGCTGTTGTGCCAGTGATGTAACTGAATATCGCGCCTGCTGCAACCGCTGTATCCGCGCCTTCAGTCTTCGCTACCGTGCCGGTAATGCCGCCTGCTGCTGCGGCAAACTCCATAATGACCGACGCTGGCTCTGATCCGACGTCAGTAGTTGTAAATGTCGCTGTTCTAGCTGTGGTATCCGGCGTTTCGTAGTAAGCGATAGCGGCGTAAGGCTGACCGCTAGAAGCTGTCGTGTTCTCATCGCTTAACGAGAATGGAGAACTAACCGTCGTTGTTTGTGACGTTGGCGTATTCCAACCAGCGTTATGCAAGACTGCTAACGCAGCCAAAATAAGATTGCTTGCTGTCGGCGTTATGCTGTTCGTTGTGTGCGACGTAAGGGTACTGCCAAGGTCAGAAGTCTTTTCACTCGACTGGACTAAAACACTTGAGGTCGCGTTACCTGAATACTCTACAACCGCCCCATAACAAGGGCCGTTGTCTGTCCAGGCGAATGCAGCGTCGTCAGCGGAAGTTCCGCTCGCTATTCGATAATACGTCGCGTAACCGAATGATCCGGTGCTGTGCGTGTCTATTAGCGTCCAACCAGTCGGTGTAGTAAATGCATCACCGCCATTTCTGACTGTAATTTGCGCAACAAGTAGGTTATTTGCTACCGCACCAGAGACAGTGATAGTAAGGCTGCCAACCCCAGAACCCGAGCTATTGTTATAGGTCGATACTTCGGAAAAGGCCATTAGCTGATCGCGGCAATAATCTTATTCAGCTCCGAGACAAGGCCCGCTAATTCGACGCTAGTCAATTCCTCAACGATCAGAGACTTGCTAAGGTCGTCCCATTCATTCAGTGGAAGAACACGGACATTTCTAGGCACGTTTGTGCGCATCCACGTTAGGGTGTCACCAATAGCGCTAGTTACTGTGTTAATTTCTTCTTTTACTGCGTAAGTCTGGTCTTCTTCCTGGTCTCTAGCGTAGGTAACAATGCCTTGGGTTGCGCGAAGTAATGCCAACTGGTCTTTAGAGCGTGTCAGCGTGTTGTAGGTATCACGAAGATATTCGTAATCGACATTGCCCGCCGAAATTCTATTAGATATCGCCTGGACGTTAATCTTTAATTGGGAAGCGTTCTGTTTGATCAGCCGATAAGCTTCTGACGCGCTGTTATTGGTTGCTAGTAATGCCATTAGGTTAACTCGATAATTTGCTCAAACGTGTAAGAGTCTTGCTCAGTCGCTGTTTGCACCCAAACTGCGCCAGCACCCATGCGTTGTGCCATATTTTCGTTGGCGGAATATCCATCGCTGTAGCCACTCTTTCTCGATCCCAACCAGTAGCCGAACGGGCCTTCAAGCTCGTCAATCCATTGAGCACTAAACGCCGGACCTTTAACGGTGCATTTCACGCCGTCTAACTGGAACACACCATCATCAATCATTTGAGGCTGGCGACCGCTGGTGGGTTTGTAGGCTCTAGCAAGTATTTAGCTAAATCATTATCTGGCGGATTAAACGGCGGAACAATTGGCGGCTGTGTTGGCGGATTAGGCTCAACTACTGGCGGTTCTACAACAGGAGGCTCTACAGGCTCAATGTCCTGCGTAGTTATTGTCCCTCCTATCTTGTAGGTTTTACCACTCAATACTAGCTCAGCGTTAAATTCGCCCATTAATTACTCCATTCCTTGATCGCAGCTTTATCCGCGTTACTATGCCTTAATGCCTCAAGCAACCGCAGCGCCCAAGTTAATAAATCTTTGTTTGTGTCACCAATGAGCTGCGGTTCTGGTGTTGGCTCAGTCAGCGCTTCCGGCACCGATATCTTCACCAGTGTTTGCTGTGTTGGTTGCTTCGTACACGAGGTTAAATACATCGTTAGGCATACGAGAATCGCCCCAGATAACGCTATCAGGGCTACCTTGTACCGCCCTGGATATCTTGCCCTCAATACGTCTAAGTTGATTTGTAAGCGCAGCTTTATTGCTTTGATTGCTTGCAATAATCGCGTCACGTTTATCAATTTCAGCAACCAGTTCATCATTTACTTTCTCTGTAGCCTCTAGCGCGGCCGTTAGGTCAGCGTTATTGACCTTTAACTCGCTGTGTTCGTTGAGGTGAGAGATAACGCTATACCCCAAGCCCAGAACAATTGCGGCTGGTGCTACGTATTTGATTAGTAACCAAGGCATTAAAACCCACCGCCAGTGCTAAACGCTTGGCTTGCAGCCCACTCAGCGACGTCAAAGCTAGGACACGCTTTATTTGCTTTCGGATGGTCTCTATGACCCAACCACTCAGCTTCAGGGAACATGCGGTCAAAGTACTGTTTAGTTATCGCTAAGCTTTCCCATTGCTCTTCTGTGAAATTATTATCGGGCTTTCCGTGCTCGTCGATGCCGCCAACCATACATATCGCTAACGTGTTGGCGTTGTCGCCTCTGACGTGAATGCCTTTCTTGTTTAGCGGCAAGCCAAACTCTATCTCGCCGCTGCGTCTGATGATTCTGTGATAGCCAATACGTGACCAGCCATTGCCTTCCATGTGCCAGCGTCTAA